GTTGCTCCGTTCGTGCATCCCCTTGTCGAAGGGCAAATCGTCGAGAGTCCGGGCTACCAGACGACGACGTTCAAACCGCCCTACGTGAAAGACAAGCGGGTATTCGATGGCCAGAAGCCGTTTCGGCGATCCGCTGGTGAAGTGATTGGCGGTTCGATGTCTGCTGCCGCGCGGGAGCAGGCGAACATGGCCGCCGATCTACAGGATCAGCTAAACATGCTGACCCGCCGTGAAGAAGTGATGGCGGCGGAACTCCTGCAGACCGGCAAGCTGGTGATTGAAGGCGAGAAGTACACCCGGCAGCAGCTCGACTTCAAACGGGACGCCTCGTTGAAGATCAACGCCGCCAAACTGTGGAGCGATCCTACGTCGCTGCCCTTGAACGATCTGGCGGCGGTCAACGCCGTGATGCTGCCGCTGGTGGGCTCCATTGCCACCGACGTGATCATGAGCCCTGTGGCGTGGGGGCATTTCAGCAACAACGCCCAGGTCACCGGGCGGATTCTGAACTGGCGCTCGGTGAACCAGGAGCCGACACTGCAACTCCGCGGAATCGACAGCGAAGGCGCGATTCCGATGGGAACGATCGACAACTACAACATCTTCGTCTATGCGGGCTGGTACATCGACCCGATGACCGGCACGACGAAGAAGATTTGGGCTGACGATCTGGTGCTGGTGGTGTCCCGGTACATCGGCGGGGTCCGGTGCTACGGGGCGATCAAGGACACTCAGGCGGGGTTCCGGGCCGTCCGCTACTACTCGAAGTCTTGGATCGAAGAGGATCCGCCTCTGCGGTTCATCATGATGCAGTCAGCGCCACTTCCGGTGCCGACCCGCATCAATGCATCGGGGATTATCGACGTTCTGTAAAGAGCGCCGAAAACGAAGTCTGATTTTGTAACCCTGCCAAATCAGGCAAGTCGTTTCGCATTTCGGGCGATCGACCGAAATGCGGGCGGCTTTGAGAAAGGGATGGGAGAGATGGAGCCGGCCGACAGGGGCGTTTTCTATTCCGAGCATGTGCCCGCGTTGTGGGAAGCACTCATCGGGGTGTTTCCGCACACCGTTGTCTACAACTACATCGAGGGCGGGCTGACCGAGGGCCTGCAGGCGATTGTGAACGAAGGCGTCGAAGGGGAGCAGCGGTCGCCGGGGCGCTATACGCACATGCTGATCCGCAATGCGGATCTGACCCGATTACCGCAGAAGGGCGATTGGGTCACGCTCGGCACCTCGGTGTATGAAGTCGTCAACGTGGATTCGATGCTGGTGGACATCTCGCGGCTGGTGCTCCAAGCCAATAAGGAGTTCTCATGAGCGCTCCGGTAGCGGCGATCAAAGTGAAAAAGACGGGCCGCATCCGGCAGCCGAAGCTCGACAAGGGGCCGCTCACAGCTATCGGCAACGTGATGGTGGCGGCGCAGAAACGGCGATGGGAAAGAGCGTACACCGCCGATGGGCAACCGGCGAAAAAGCTGTCTGTGCGCTACGCCATCATGAAGGGCAAATACCTTCACACCGCCCGTCCCAAGCGCGATATGCGGCTGACCGGCCAGACCATCGCCAACTTCCAGTTACGCAAAGCCATTAACGACCAGATCCGGGCCGAGCCGACGCAGCGCAAGACGCGCGAGCGGGCGCGGCGGGCGCAACAGTTCGCGGACATGATCGGCTTTGCGGGATCCGATATCAACGCCGTGGCTCATGAATCGGAGAAGCAGTACGGCAAGCTGCTCCAGAAGATGTGGGTACCGATTGGTTAACTTGATCGAGCTTACGACCGCGGTTGCCGAGACGTGGCGGAAGATCCCGCCGCTGGTCGAGCACTTGGGAAAGCCGGAAGCGATCGTGGCCTACATTGACCGCAACCCCGATCCGAACAATCTGGCGAAGAGAGTTTACGAGATGCAACCGGGAACGATTCTTGTTGCGTGGCAGCAGACATCGTTCACGGCGTCGTCAATGGAAGCGTGGACCCATAGCCTGCAGGGTTTCATTAAGGCGAAGAAGGGCGACTCCGCGCTCACGGTGCTGGATCTGCTGGTGAACGGGATCCCCGAACCGGGCGATGGACTGATTTGGCGCTTTTGTCATGTTCTGGACGCAACCCTGCCGCCGCAGATAACCGAAATCGTCCGCATCCCCGATGAGGAAGGAATCGATTACTTCATCCTCACGATGGAAATCCAGGAGACAGGAGATCAACAGTAATGTCCGCACCATGCGCAGCGAATATACGCGAAACCAAGATCGCCTTCGGGTTTGTAGCTCAGCCCGATGTGCAAGTCAAAAACACCGATGCCGAACTGTGGAGCTTGTCCAAGGTCAATGCGGCGCTCCTCGTGGTGGATCCGCAGACCGAGGACAACGCCGCCGACATCGGCAAGGGCAACGAATTTCCGACCGAGGTGTACCCGACGCAGATCAACGTCGCCGGGCCGCTCGAAAAGTATCTGTCGAGCCAATGGGCGGCGTGGGTATTTTCCTTCGGATTGGGCAAGCAAACCGAAACCGTAGTCGGGACCGGAGTGCAATATGCGTGCATCCCGATGGAACCGGAGACGGATTGCATCAACCTGCCGGCGTTCACGATGGTCGAGCGCATCCGCGAGGAGCCGGAGTCGGTGGTCAACCGGGGCATGATCGGATGCGTCATCAACGATTTCACCCTCAATCTGGAATCCGGGCCGGGTCGGGCGAACGCGCGGCTGGCGGCCAATATCGTTGGAACGGGCAAGGTCGAGCAGCCCTCCACATCGGTCATCCCGGCGCTCACTCCTGAAAACGCGCTGAACGCGGCGGGCTCGAAGATTACCATCCAGGGCGTCGATTACGTACTGAACAAGGGTTTCATCTCCCTGCAGGTGCAGTGGAACAACAACGTTCGATTGGACACCGGCCTGTATCCGGGATCGGGTGTCGACGAAAACGGCTTTGCGATGCGGGGTCGGATGGAGTTCGGCGATCGCACTTGCGAAGTTAGTTTTGTCGCCCGAGCGATGAAGGGCTCGGTGGAATTGTATGCGCTCATGGAGCAGACCGAGGGACCGGCCACGATCGAAGTGGTAGGCGGCCTGTTCGATGCGATCAACAAGCATTCGATCAAGCTCGAATTTCCGCGTACCCGGATGTCGGCGGTAGTGGTAGGCGAGCAGAACGGCATCGTGACCGTCAATTGCAATCTGCGCGTCCTGCAGTCCACGGTACCGGCGACGCCGTATTGCACGTTCACCGCGGTCACCACCAAGCCGGGGATTGAGGTGCTGAACGAAGGCGGCACCACCACTCAGCGGCGGCTGGCGGCATAGTCATCGTTCAAACGGGAGGCAGGGACCATGTTTGACTCCGAAGTAATCATCGATGCCCACGTGTACCGGCCAGGGCAGGGCAAGATTCCCATCGCGGTGAAGTTTCCCAATGATGAGCAATGGGATAAACGCATCCGGAAACGCAAGGTGCAGATTCATCGCTTGGGGCGCGGAGCGTCCGAAACCGATGTGGATTCCGAGGAAGCCGATCTTGCTCTGTACAACGAGATCCGGGAGAACGGCTCGCCGGATCTCGACGGGCCGGAAGCGGTGAAGATCATCAATGCGGTGTCCCGCTGCGATGTGAAGTCGGTCGAGCTCGACGGCTCCGAGGGCATCGTGACGCTGGTGGTGCCTCGGGCGACGGTGACGCACCGGCTACGCATCCCGACGGCGAAGGAAGTGCAGACGCTGCAGAAATCCGCCTTCCGGCTCATCGAGCAGCAGTACGGACGCCAGGAGATGCGCTTCAACGTGATGGCCGGGGCGGCGCTGTGGGATGCGTGCAAGGTCCAGGTGGAAGGCTACCTGAACGGCGTCCCGGCGCTGCACAAAGATATGGCCATCCGCGCGGTGATCGATCGAGTCGATCAGGAAACGCAGATGGACAGCGGCGAGGATTTTTAGAGGGAGAAGGCGTATGGCCGGAACATCCTTCTCCGCGCTTCATCTTCCGGTGTTTGCTCGAAAAAGAGAAGCTGTGCAAGGACGGGCCAGCGATGTGTCCGGACACCGAGGCCGAAGGAGCCACGGAGCCCTGCGACAACTGCCCGCTGGAGCATCTGAACTGGTTCCTGCGGGGGCCGATGGGCCGGATGGTGGAATCGGTCATCGCGATCGACTTCGCGCTGCAGGTGCGAATGAACGTATCGCTCAACGAATTGAGTTGGCTGGAATTCAATCTCCTGCGGGCGCTGGCCGCCGAGCGGCAGGAATACCAGGAGCGGAAGGCTAGGACACCCAATGGCAGCTAACCGCATCTACCTCCAGGTCGATTTCAATACCGGCCAAGCGGGGCAGGCTGCGGACAAATTCAACAAGCAGCTGCAGGACATCGGCAAGAGCGCTCAGACGGCATCGCAGGGTGGATTGAAGTCGCTCACGATGGGCCTCGTCAACCTGGACCGGGTAACGGCGGGACTCGGGCAAACCATCGCGGGGCTGGCGGTGATTCAGGCAAGCGCGGCATGGGTGCGGATGTCCGAAGAAGTCGGCCGCACGCGCATCGCGTTGACTCAGCTTCTCGGCTCGGGCAAGGCAGCGCAAGGAATGATCGAGGACATCCAGTCGATTGCCCGGAAGTCCCCGTTTGCGTTTCATGAACTGGCCGAACAAGCGGTGCGATTGAAGGCGTTTGGATTTGCAGGGCAGGAGTTGCTCTCGACCCTGCAGACGATCTCCGATGCGGCGGCGGGCGTGGGCGGCACGGCGGAAAAGCTGGCGCAAGTCGGCCTTGCCCTGGGGCAGATGAAAGTCAAGGGCCGGATCAACATGGAGGAGCTTTCCCGGCAGCTGCTCGAAGCGGGCATCAACGCCGGTCAGTATCTCGCCGATGCCATCTCCAAGGAACTCGGGCGGACGGTGGAAAAAGCCGAAGTCTACAAGATGGTCGAGAAGCAGATGCTCGCGCCGGTCAAATCGCTGAACATCATTCTGGCCGGCATGAATCGCGAATTCGGCGGCGTGGCTGAGGCAATGTCCAAGGCATTCATCACCACGCACGTCAAGAATCTGCGCGATGAGGTGTCCTACCTGGCTGACGATCTGTCTCGCGATTTGAATCCAGCAATCAACGGAGTGGTGGACGCTCTCCGGGATCTGATCGTCACCATGCGGGGCGCGGTCCAGGGATTGAGCGAGAGCGATAAGGAAGTCATCTCGGTGGCGCTGAAGCTGGCCGAGTATGCCGCCGCGATCTATTTGGCGAACAAAGCGGGCGGGGCCTTCGCGGCGGGAGCGGTGAAGGTCGGGGAATGGCTCAGCAAGATCGGCGGAGCGTTGAGCCTATTAAGTCTGGGGTGGACCATCGCCTCCAAGGAAGGCCAAGGCTTCCTGGGGTTCTTACGGCTATTCGCCAAGGAAATCGGGCCGATCCTGGGCGTCTTGACGAACGTGGCCAGAATCCTTACCGTGATCGGCGCAGCGTGGGGAACGTGGGAACTGGCGAAGATCTTCACCGGCTCCGAGAAGGGCGAGCAAACCGCGCTCGATGCGCTCGAAACGCAGTTGAACACCATCCTCAAGCTGCAGAAACACGTCCGGGATGTCACCGGCAAACCGGGGATGGACTACAACCGGGATCAACTCGCGGATTTGACCGACAGCGGGCGGCAGCGCTACCTGGAGAAGCTGGCCAAGGATCTCTCCGACTTCCGGGGAAAGGTCAGCGACGAGGAAGCCAAGATCATCAAGGCGAACGAGGCGCTGGCCAAGCACCAGATGGACATTGCCACGCAAAAGCTGGATCAGGTCAATCGCCAGATCATGACGCAGCAGCTTGGGCAAGTGGCCGCTTTGAAGTACGAGTACGCATCGCTGTTCCGCGAAACGGCGGGCAATGCGGCGGCGACTGCCAAGATCCGGTTGGCCTACAACAAGGAAGTCAATCGCTACCGCCAGGAAGAAGAAGCCAAGTTCCTCGATTGGCGAGTGAAGGCGGCCCTGGCCGCCGCGCAGAAGGAAGCGGAGCTTGTCTTGAAGCAGCGGGGCGAAGAGATTCGCCGCCGCCAGGACATGGCAGAGGAGACGGCAAACATCTACCGGCAATCGCGGGAAGCCACACTCGAATCGCGGCTGCCCACGCTCGAACATGCCCGCGACAAGCGATTGGCCGCGGTGGAACTGATGGGCGAACAGACCATCTCGGCGCAGCTGGCCAACGAGCAAAAGCGCCTGATGATCGATGAAGCCTACTACGAGGCGCGAAAGCAAATCCAGCAAGAGAATCTAGACGAAGCCTTCAACAACGAAGAAGAGCGGCAGCGGGAGGCGATGAAGAAGGAGTTGGATAACGTTAAGCTCACCGCCCAGGGCCGGGAGGAGATCGCCACCAGCTACACCAATCGGATTCTGGCGATCGAAGCGGAGAAAGAACGCAAACGCGCGGAGTTGAACTGGACGACGCAGCAGGAAATTGAGATGCGGCGGATTGCTGCGATCCAAAAGGCCAATGACATCCTGCTGGCCGAGTACCAGCGCGTGTTCGATGTGTTCAAGGATTCCGCCAGCCGGGTGTTCGATGCCCTGCTCGACAAGTCCACCACCATCTGGCAAGCGCTTGGAAATTCGTTCAAGACCATCTTCCTCACGGCGCTAAAGGAGATTGTCACCAGCCGCATCGCGGCGGCGTTCACGACGATGGTGACTGGAGCCAGCGTTTCCTTCGGTTCGCAGATGCCCGGCCAAGGCGGCTTCGGGAAATTCCTGAACGCGCTTGGATTCGGCGCAACGCCCATCTTCGGCGGGCAGCAACAAGTTCTGATCGCTCAGCAGCACGCGGCGGATGTACAACTGCAGGCGGCCAACGTGCAATTGCAGGCGGCCACGGTCAGCGCGGCCACGGACGGCGCAGCCGGGCTGGCCTCCCTGCCGCTTAGCGTGGCGGCGGGGCG